TTGTATCTTACCAGCTTCAGTTAATCCTTTAAATGTATTGGATACTGCACTATCAGGATTAGTTGGATTTTTTATTAATAACTTAGTTACATCTTTTTGTTCATATATACCAGTAGCATATGTATCTGTTTTTAGTGTAAATTGTGATGTAATTACTTCGCTCGTTACTGTGGAATATAATGGATTAACGTTAGGAGATGTTGGATTATGTAATTTTAAGTTAGCTAAATTAATCGGCTCATATATACCTGCTGCGTATACTGGGACACCATCTACTATGATATTAGTTTTTAGTGTAAATTGTGAAATAATATCAGTTGACGATACCGTAGAATATAATGTATTAACATTGACATTTGTCGGATTTTTATTACTTAAAAATTGTGTTTCGTCAATTAAATCAAATGTAAATCCAGGATCAGTATACAGACCCGAATCCAATGGTTTGGTTGGTTTGAACTGTAACTCTTTGCCTATGGTTGGGTTATTTGTTGGCATCGTTTATCCTTAAATTATATTTTTTCTGTTATTCATTCTGTTTGATGAATACATATCGTCTGTTCGTACTTTTGCTTCAATTTTTACTGATTGCATTGCTGTTGCAATTGCAGATGCTAATGCGGTTACATCTAATGATGGAGCTGACGTATTATTATTGCCTATACGCTGCAATGCTGCAGCAATCATTGACATGGAATTATCATTTGGTTTGTTAGATCTAGAAATTTGGTTACCAGCAAATGATTGTTGTGCCACTCGTTCCCCTGCCGCAAATGCATCTCGATGTGATTTGTTTAGTTGTTTATCAAATTTATCACCAGGTCGCATTGCATATACAGTATCTTTTTTATCTAAAACTACTGGCGCTGCACCGTCTGGATATATTACGGTATCTGTTGCTGTTTTCGCTCCTTTACCTTTACCCTTTCCACCAGTACTATAATTAAAATTCCCACTACCGTGTTTTACAATATTTTTACTTACCTTTTCCATTGACCCCGCCATTGGTCCTGAATATGCACCTATCATATAATCTCGAACAGATTTATTAATGGCCATTAATTCAGATCTAGCTGAAACTTTAGCTAAATTGTCAATTTGGGCGGTCATGTCTGTTTTTTTCACATCATATGTTTTTTTAATATCACCTGTGGCTTTACCTGTAACAGGGTCAATTGTTCGTAGTTTTTTAGCAGTTTCTGCAACTACTTTTCGGCTTCCGACAGCATCCCCAATTGTTTTTGCTATGGTAACTAAATTGTCTTCTACTACTTTTTCGTGGGTAGTACGAGTATCGTTAGCTTCTAGAAATTTATTTAATGCTTTAAGTTTGTCTGCTCCTTCTTTCCCTCCGGCTTTATATTCTGATCGTAATTTATCAATTTCTGATGTTAATTCTTTTCCGCTCAATTTCATTAACTGAGTTGCACCTAACTCTTGAGCGATAGTTTGTTTTTCCAAAGCTTTGGACAATTCTTCAGAACTCATACCCATCATTTCAGCAAATTTTTGACGAGCCATATAGTTAGTTTTAAGTGTCTTACCTTGTTTTTCTAAAATATCTCCCATTAATTCAGCTTGCTTCTTTGCATCGCCCATTAATTTAGCTTTTCGATATTCATTGGTAAAACTTTTATTACCATCTGCTAATAATCGTTGACCTGTTAATAATTGATATTCTAACTCGTTTCCAACGGACTGTTCGACGTCCATTAAACTTTCACCAGCTTTGTCTAATTGATCCATGGTAAATCCTAATGCCTTTGCTTTTAATACAGCAACTTCTAAGTTACCTGGCATTTTACTATAGTTCATTCTAACATCTGAACTCAATGAACCAATCTCTTGCATTATATCTCGTTGTATGCTTAATTGGTCTATCCCAGTTTTATCTGAAATAACGTTGGCCATAGATTGTAATGCGACCGTTGCCGCTGTACCACTAGTTCCAACTAATCGAGCATATGTTTCAAATCCCTGTGCAGCTTCTTCGGTCATGCCTAATGCTTCAACTGCAGTTGCCTGAAATGCAAATAGACTATTTTTTGCATCGTCAGTTACGTTGTTAGTCATTAACATACCGCCGGTCAAATCATTTAAACCTTTAGTAAATTTAAACAGTGTCTCATCACTAAAATTAATTGTTTGTCCGAGATCTCGTATTTTTTTTGCATATCCTTCTGCGGTTGCACTAGAAACACCTAATGTTTTATTTAATTCCGAATTTCGTTCTTCGAGGAATGTCATGTTTTCGACTAACGATTCTATACCCGAATCCCATTTTTCCTGTATACTTAATACTTTACCAATACCATACTGAGTGTTAACTGCGGCATCGTTGAACATTTTCAAACCTTCAGTAACGGTATGTAGATTCTGACCAGCATCTAATAAACTCGAACCGAATGCTTCTAGTAGTGTATTTAGACTGCTTAAATAATCTGGATCCATGTCGGGATCGTTTATCTGACCTAATCTTGGTTTATGTCGTAGTCTAGTAAGTATGCTATTATAGTAATTCACAGAAAATACCTTTTAATATAAATATTTTACATTGGAATTTTTGGCATCTTTGCAAATTTCTCACGAAGTTGTTCAGCCTGTTGTTGTTCTTGCTCAGTTGTACCAGACGGATTTTTAATTTCGTTCACCATTTTTATCCATAAACGTTTTATATGTAATGGTAAATTGTATATAGTATCCCAGTCCCATCGACCTTCGCCAGCCCACAGCAAATCAAATATTTGTTGATGAAATAAGACTTGATGTGTCGAATTAAACCCAAAGAATGTTTGGTCCAATTGGAAATCGAGTAGTGAAGGTGTCCTTGTCCTCACCTTCAAATTCAATTATATAATCAAAACCAGGGATGTTTTTAGCTAGATATTTTCGAAATTCTTTTGAATCTCCAGATCGAAGTGTGTATTTGATATATTCATCAATGAAATTTTTATCACGATTGCCATTAACTGAACAAATACTTTTTCGTACCAATCCGGAAATTTGATGGTCTGGATCGATATCTTTAATTTCTCGTATACATAAATATTTAAATTTAATTACGTCACCTGTGGATTCTACGGTATAATCAAATTCTCCATTATCATCTGGTTGTAGTGTGAATTCTCGGGCTTTTAATGCAGACAAATCAATTTCTCGTTCTAATGGAGATCCTGTTTTTGGATCTACTACCTGTACAGGATATATTTTACCATAACTAAATATACGAGCTGCAATGCATAATGCTTCTAAATCTGGATTAGATAAATCATCTGCAGATACTCCATCTGTTAATAACAATGAATCAATCAATCGTTGCAATACAGTACCATCACTAATATATGAATCATTAGCTAATAAATCTTCATCATATGATGTCATATGTCGCATTTCAACAACACCGGATCTTAATGGAGATGATTTGGGATAAATTAAGCCGAGACTAGGTAGTGCTGCGGTATATCCTGGAACTTTTGCTCTTTGTTGCTTTTCATAATTCTTTTTAGCAAGTTCAATAATGTTTTGGTTTGCTAATTGATCGGTAACTATACTCATACTTTCCTTTTTATAACTTTATTATAAATATACAGAACATAAAAAATGGGAGCAATTTGCCCCCATTCCTTAATAATATAAATTAAATATTCTTAGTAATTTAAGAATGCCCAATCGTAACGAAGTGTTACTTCAATGTTAACTGCATCTTCTGTACTCCAATCTAATGAACCGAAGTTAGATTCAGTGATAAATGTTCCTTTTAATGTCCATTCTTCTACTATTTCACCCAATGGAGATAATTGGTGTAATTTAATATCTTTTTTATAGAAAGATGAATATCCATCTCTACCTGTTGCAGATTCATGATGCAATCTCATCCATTCCATTACTGCCTGTGCTCCAGATGGTACAATTGCGTCATATAATGAAATAGCTATAGTATTCCATACAGTACGTCCTTTGATATAGCGTTGAACATTGATATGATCTAATGCAACTTCGCCGTTACTGAAACTAGGTTTTGCAGAAGCTTTAACTAAATATGCTGGAATTCCGTCAATTAACATAACAAATTGATGTGCTTTTTTCGGTTCCCATTGATATGCATTTTGCCAAAAATCTGCTTGTTGACCGTAATCAGTTAAATTTTTATTTACTTGATTTTGTAATGCCATTTTAAAATATCCTTGTTATTTTCTTATAAATATCGACAAAGTAAAAAAGGCAGAGCGAACTCTGCCTAATTTAAATGTTTAATATTCATTATTCAGGGAATGCTGCTCCCGTTGGTTGAATATTGAAGTCTAGAATAATAAATTCTGCTGTTCTTGTTGGTTGCAAGAAGATTTGACCATACATGATATTTCTATCAATTAAGTCTGGAGTATTATTAGTATCATCCATTACGACTTTGAATATAGTTAAACCTTGAGCCGCACGAACTGATTCTAAATACGGATTCACAATGTTTAAGAATTTGTTTCTAGTAGTTACATTTGACTGCTCGAATACTAAATAACGAGTTGCAGATGCAATAAATTTCTTAACTGTGATTAGTAATCTACGTACATTTACTCGGTCTAATGCACTCGCTCTACCTTGTAATGTCTTTTGACCCCAAATAACAATTCCGTCGTTAGGGAAAGTCGCAATAGGGTTAATACGAGCATCATACAATGTGTTACGTTGTGCTTGTGATAATGGAGTATATGCTTCTAATACCGTAGTCAAACCGCCGCGGTTTAAACCAGCTGGTGCATACCATGGAGCTGCAAATTTATCATTGAATGTTAATGCACCTGGAACTACAACAGATGGTGGAACCCATACTGGTACATTTTTATCTCTATTCAATATACGAACCCATGGCCAATATGTTGCAGTATAGTTATTATCAATAGTTGTCATTTGTGATACTACTGATGATATTGAATCTGTTAGCAATGCAGCATCCATTACATAAAATGCATCTTGTCTAGCAACACATAAATTTCTAGCCAACCCTGTAACGACACTATGTTTTGAGTCTAAAATACCAGGAGTAATTAACATATTAAAATCATAGAAATCAGTGTTAGATAACAATGAAAATGCTTTTTTATATGATATAGTACCAGTTGATGTTGAGTTAGTACAATCAAATCCAAATGTGTTATTAGACTTAATATTAACTCCATTAAACTTAGGTAAGTTTGGACGAGCTCCGTCAAATCCTCCTTGCACTGGCAATATAAATTTACGAGTTTCTAAAGAAACATTTGAGAATATATTGTTAACATATGCATTTTCTAAACTACCAGAATATGCAGTGGTTAATGATGGATATCCTGCTGCAGCTTCTTGTGATACATCACCTAAATAAAAATCAACATTGCTACCTGTAGATAAATATGCTGTATCTGGTAATGGTGCTAGATAGTTTAAGTTATTTATATTATCGTAATTAAATCCTAAATAATTAACTGGACTATATACACCCGCTGTTGATGTTTGAGCTGATTTGTATACAGCTGCTGTTAAGTTAACTGAACCAGATACATTTGGAATTGGTGAATATGGTGCACGGAATCCGAATGGTACTAATGATTTCTCGTTAGTTTTATTTTTAACACCGTTAGTTACATCTACTCTAATGTATTTAGATTGATTTGGATAATCACCATTAATTACAATGTCACCATCTGTTGATATAGTAATATATCTATCCCCAATACGTCTTGCAATATAATTTGAAGAATCTGGGTCTAAATTTACATTTAAAAATGTTTCTACGATATCCGGAGTTTGATCTGTATCTTGAGATGAATATGGACTTGCCGGTATGTTTGAAGTATTAATTCTTCTAACTTCAACTGTAAATTGTCCGTATCCATTTGGATCAGAAACTTCTGATGCTAATTTAATATCACGAATACCAACTTTAACATCACTATTTACACCAGTACCATGTGATAATGTTGAGAATCTAAATAAATCTCTAACCGCAGTACCAATTTTTTGTGAAGTTACATATGGTGTCGATGCTTCTTTATAATCAGAAGTAAATGCATAATCTGATATTTTTGCTAATTCAACAGTAACACCTGCTGGATTATTAAACAATGCAATTGCAGAAGGATTTTCATATTGAACATATACTGGATAATCAACTGATTTTGGAGATCTACCAAATATCTTAGTAATATAGTTATTTTTACTACTATCAATTGATGCTGAATATGCAGCTCCATTTGTAAATACTTGATATCCTGGTACGTCTGTATTTTGAGTAAATGATCCTGATATTTTTAAATTAAAACTACCTGATTGAAAATTACCTATAGTTGATGATTCAAATACGTTTGTAGTACTATTAAGATAGTTAATTGTAGTTGTTGGGTGTAACACGTGAGTTACTGCTTTTACTGACCCTGAGCTTGCAATTACTGCTAATGCTCCATTTTTATATGAGTATCCATCTTCATATAAAAGACGAACTACTGTTAGTGTGTCACCATTTCTTAAATATTCTTCTGCAGTGAATGGAACATATGATTCATCTGTATATGAACCAAATACTTTTTGAAATT